AGTCGGAGTGACGGGATTTGAACACCCCACCATACATTCAAGTAATAAATATTTAGCGCCATTTCGTTTATTCTGTGTATTCTTTTTCGCAAATATTTTCATTCTAAACGGAAAAGTGTGTACTTTTACTGTGTACTTTTTGAGTTCGCCAGTCTTTCAAATACGGCTTGTAGGTTCCCTGCTGTCCGCTCGTCGTCTCCCTCCAGGTAATGACTGTACTGCTTGTAGGTGTCCATGCTCTTGCTATGCCCGATAAGCTGTTTCAAGTCTCCCTGCGGTAGTTCTTTTGCGATGCTGACAAAAGTATGGCGCATTTCGTATAAGCTCAACTCCGGCATTCCGTTGACCCGCTGATAGCGTTGCCAGCGGTGGTAATATGTGTGCATGGATGTCATGGGGAAGATATATTCTTGATGCCCTGTAAGCTGTCGCTGATCTTCCAGCGCGTCTATGGCGTACTGCGATAACACTACCGTCCGCAGCGCGTTCTGATTTTTCCCAAGCGTGTGCTGGCCCTTGATGTTAATTGCCTGGTGCAGTTCACAAGAATTCCCGTGAATGTCAGACCATTTCAGCCCGCGCATTTCTCCAGGCCGCACCCCTGTGAAAACCTGAAATCTGTAATAATTTATGTAGCTGTCTCTAACTACTTTCCCATTCAAGACCGTCGTATCTTTGCTTAACAGCGTTTGCAGGTTCTCAACCGTCAAGACGCTTTTCCCTTTGCATCTGGCGGCGGTCGGGATTTCTATCTCGTCAAGTTCCAACGTTGTCATTTTTGACTTCCGGCAAAACTTCACGAACTGCTTGCAGTAGTTTACATAGTTTTGCAACGTTTTTTTGGACAGCGTGTCAGACCCGCGCCCCTGTGGGTGTTTGAAAGCATAGTTAATAATCGACTGGAAATCCTGCTCACTCATAGCGGCGACCGTTTTTTTGCCGATCTGCGGCAACAGATGCACTCGGCCAAACGATTCCATCTTCGTATATTCTTCATCTGATATTAGTTTTTTCTGGTCTAAAAAAGCCATCCACGCAGATTCCACGCCGCACCGCTTTCTGCCGATGCCGCTTTCAAGCCATGCGTCGGCCTTGGCGTTGGCTTCTCGCTGCCCTGTGCGCCCCGGCTTGGCGCTGGTAAAGGTTTTTCTCACGCCGTCTTTCTGCACGTTAATCTGCCAGCGCTGGGCCGATTCAATCCATTTCGCCGTATTCGTTCTTTTCATGCCTTGACACCCTTTCAAATTAAATATATACTAAAAGATGCCAGCAAAAAGCTGACACCCTTTTCCCTTGTCGGTGCTCGTCCCACCGGCAGGGGCTTTTTTTATTCTCCGGCTAATGCATCCGCATACCCATCGTTATATCCATCTCCGTAGTAGCTTTCCATTAGCTCATTAATACCATAAGTCCCATCATTCATCCCGTCTACATATCCATCCTCGTAACCGTTTTCGTAATGGTGTCCTTCATATCTGTCTTCTATCTCATCGCACCCTACACTGTAACCCTCATCGTAGCCTTCATTGTACCCTTTATCGTAGCCCTCATCGCTTCCTATAGAGTAAAAAACCGCAATCGCAAAAACGGCCATAATGCAAACAGACAACAAGGCTGAATAAAGCTCATTTTTGGTTATAACTCTATCTTCCTTCATGGCTTACACCTGCTACAAGCTGTATATCCCTGTGCTATTGCGTCCTTCTTTTCTATCGCTATTTTGCTTTTCAAATAAGAACACCCGCTCCTGTGATACTTCGACCCCGTCCGCGTTATATAAACCGTATAACTGTCTTCGTTTACAGGCGCGGTCGTTGGCTTCGGCGTCGCTGTCGGTCTCGCTGTTGGTCTCGGCGTTGCTGTCGGTCTGGTTTCTGTGCTATACTCGCTCACCGCAGCAGTCGCTGTTTTGTCATAGCTGCTGGTATGTGGTGTGCTGTTCCACCACCACACAAAGCAGCAAAGCAATGCAAGCACCGCCACCGCTGTGCCTAAATACTTGTTCGCATCGTCTTTTGTCTCTGCCGGTTTCGGCGGCTGGCTTTTTGTCTCTGGCTTCTCCACTTCGTGCGGTTTTGCCACCGGCGGCGTATTATTGATTGGGTTTTCGCGGTCGTAACGTGCACGGCACACCGGGCAAACACGCTTTCTGCCTGCACTGATAGCGGCTTCTACATTGCCCTTGCACAGTGTTCCATCTATCGGCGCACTGCCAAGCTCCGGGCAGCTGGCGTATAAATGCCACACATCTTCTTTTGAGCCGTATCGCCAAAACACAAGTTTTTCCACAGTTTTGCCGCCTTTGTTCAATCTGCCAATTCCCCGCGCCGGTTTGCGCTTTTTCGCGCTGGCTCTCCCTTATACTGTAAATACAAACTACATTATAGGGGAGGTTTCCACAATGTCTGTTATTATTCGTCCACAACTGCCGCCAAAACATGGCCGTAGGAAGCGTCCCAAAAATCGGATTGTAAAACGCTCCCGCACGTTTTTGTGCAATTTACTAATTGAATTACAACCATAAGTAGTGTATAGTTGTTTTCATAAACAACAGCTACACAATATATACACAATATAAAGGAGAACGACCATGCAGGAAATCAGCGATCAGGAATTTATTGCCATGCTTCACCAACTGCCTGATAAGGCAGCCTACATCAATTACCTAAAAGCCCTCGCAGCATCGCCAACGCTGCCGCCTGCTTCTCCGGCGGTAACTGGTGCATGATATTCAAAGCCTCTTTATCAAGTTCATCCACCCCATCAGCGGAAACGCTGGTGGGGTTTTCTTTTTTATCCACAAGCAACTCTTCCGACGCCACCTCAAAATAGTCAGCCACTTTCGCAACTGTCGCCGCTCTAGGCGCAACCCCTTTGCTCCATCTCGTCACAACCGAACGCTGAAAGCCCATTTCTTCCGCTGCTGCGGAAGGTGAAATGCCTTTTTGATTGCATAGCTTTACAAAATTGGTATAAAACACAAAAACCTCCGTCCTGGTTTTGTGCAGTGTGCCAAAAAGCAACAAAAGCAACAAACCCTATTGACTGTTGCTTTTGTATACGCTATAATGGTCACATAAGGTAAACAAACGCAACAAACTAATAAGCCCCGGTAGCTATTCCACTACCCGCGCTTCGCTTACTTGTATCTCGCAATTACAATATAGCACGGTTTGTAAACATTTGCAACACCTTATTTAGATTTTATACGCAAGGAGGTGTAATGTTCATGCCAGAACCCTGGACTGGACGTCTAATTGGGAAAATGCACAACAACGGCATCACCTATGAAATGTTAGCTGATAAAGTTGGGTTTAAAAAGGCTTATGTCTGTGCGATTCTTAATAGCCGACGCAAGCCACCCAACATTCAACAGCGCTTTGAAAAGGCTGTTGCCGACATTATCGCAGAAAGAAAGGAGTAACCCCCATGCCCGCCACCGTAAAATCCCCCCTTGTCTTTACAGCCTTCATCAAATCCCACGGCTACAACAAATCGCAGCTGGCACAGGCCATCGGGATTCCTGCTGGCAAGGTCACAATGCGTGCAACAGGCCGCGCCCCTTGGCGCTTGGATGAAGCCGCCCGCGCCGCCGCCGTTCTCGGCGTCACGCTGGACGAATTCGCAAGAAATGCGCTGTAAACAAAAAAGCGCCTCAGCTGACTGACCGCAACGGCGTTGCGACGATTCGCCTCGCCGCGCATGGCAACGGCATCGCACCGATAAGCAGAGGCAATGCACCGCAACCCGTCGCATCGGCGAAGCAGGGCAGCGCAAAGCAAAGGCAAAGATCGGCAAGGCGGAGGCAAGGCAAAGATTGTCAAGGCGATGGAAACGCACGGTCAAGTAGCGCGGCGTGCAGCAACGGCACAGTTTGCTCGGCGAAGATAATGAATAGCTTTGTAGCGCAATGGCAGTGCAGCGCACAGCCAAGGCATAGCTCAGACAGCCTCGTAAAGGCATTGCGCGGCATAGCAGAGCAACGGCATAGCATTGAGATTCGACGCGAAGGCACCGAAAAGCAACCGATTTTATTTAAAAAGGAGACAACCACCATGAAAGTAAAAATCACCCTATTAGAAGAAGTTCTCGGTTCATCCCCCAGCAATGACGAACTTCTCGCAACCTACATTGCCAGCAAGGCCCCCACCGGCGACCTCTCAGCCGAAGAGGTGGACAACATCAAGGCCCAGAACGCCGAAGACCGCGTCACCGTCTTTCCCAAAACCGCCGACGGAACGCCGTTCCTGTACGACTATCAGGTGAAAGGCATGTTCAAGGATTCCTGCAAGATGCTGGCAAAGGCTGGCAAGGCTGGCTATGCAGGCGGCAAGGCTTGCGCAGCCATCAAGGCATATAAACAGGCCATCGACGGTTTGATTTTCGTTACCCCGCGCGAGATTCCCTACGACCTGCACGGCATGAAGGTTGATTTCTGTGAGCGTCCCCTGCGGGCGCAAACCCCGATGGGCGAACGCGTCAGCATCGCAAAGTCGGAGAGCATTCCCGCAGGTGCAACAGCAGAATTTGAAATCGAATGTCTCGACCCTAAGCTTGAAGACATGGTTCGTGAGTGCCTGGACTACGGCGCAAAGCGCGGCCTGGGCCAGTGGCGCAACTCCGGCAAGGGTCGCTTTGAATGGGAGGAAATCAAAGAATGATGACCAAAACAAAAACGCCGCCCCGGTGCACCACCACCGGAACGGCAAAAAAACAGAGCATCGCAAAAAGCTCTAACTGTATTTTATCACTTCCCCGCGCTGCCGTCAAGCTGGCAATCACCGCAGATTTGGTGCTGCTGCTGGCCGCGCTTGGTTCTCTCAACATCCCCGGCACTCTCGCCGCCCTGCTGGCGTTGAATCTGCTGTGCGGACTGTATTTTAAGGAGGAATCCAGCCATGAAAAAATTTTAACTGACCGCCGAATTTGTAACGAACGTTTTTGGGAAGAAGCTGTTTCGCATTAAGGCTCTTGTCGATTTCGGCACCATAAGAGCTGGCGAACTTGGGGGGCTTTGTGGAAAAGGAAGAAAACCTCTCCAACGATGGCGATGCGTGGGTCTCCGACAATGCGCGGGTCTCCGGCAATGCGCGGGTCTCCGACAATGCAGACTTTGCCGTCGTTACAGGCTTTGGCCGTTATTTCCGCGCGACCACATTTTTCCGCTGCAAGGATAAAATTATCCGCGTACAGTGCGGTTGCTTTTATGGTGATTTAGCGCAGTTCCGCGAGATCGTCAAAGAAACGCACGGCGACAGCAAATACGCCAAAGAGTACCTTGCGATTGCCGACTTGATGGAGCTTCATTTTTCTGATGAAGAAGAAAATCAGGAGGCCGCAGAATGACCAGCTTTTGGGGGCATCAAGACAACCCCTTCCCGCCTGACGAACCCCGCCGCCCCCGCTGCCCGGTATGTGGCGAGGAATGCGAAACCATCTACTTTATCCCCGTGAAATTTGGTACGCAAATTATCGGCTGTGATATGTGCTATAACCCCGACGACTTCCCCGGCGAGGATGTCCAAGAGGACGACCCCTGGGAAGATTGCCGCTGTATGGAGGACTACTAAAATGACCATTGACGACATCAGCGCCCTGAAACAGGCTCACGCGCTTTTGAATGGCCGGCATATTGCCGAGTTCATCCCCACTGGAAAGGGCATCAGCGCTTGCTATTTCAACGCGGTGCAGGTAGCCCGCCACATCTATTCCGAGAGCATCGGCGCATTTATACCGCTTTTCGCAAAACATGAATACGGCCTGAACAGAACCTATTTTCTGGCAGACGGTATTCCGGTCTACTACTACGACCTAAAAACCCGCAAGCCGGACACGGCCCTGCCGCCCGCCAGCTGCTACCGCATCCACCTGACCACCCCCGACCAGGAAGGAGAAGCAATCTAATGAGCATCTACGAAACCCTGTCCCACATTCAAGTGGAACTCAAAGCCCCCAAGAACCTCTACAACTCGTTCGGTAAATATAAGTACCGCAACGCGGAAAGCATTCTCGAGGCCGCAAAGCCTCTTTGCGCCAAGCATGGCTGCACCCTGACCGTCTCGGATGAAGTCATTCTCATCGGCAGCCGGTACTACATCAAGGCCACCGCCACAGTGCAGGATAAGGACGGCAGCGCCGCCAGTACCACAGCCCTTGCCCGCGAAGATGAAACCAAGAAAGGCATGGACGGCGCTCAGATCACCGGCACTGCATCCAGCTACGCCCGCAAATACGACTTGAACGGCCTGTTCTGCATCGACGACACCAAAGACCCCGATAGCGACGAATACCACAACCAGACTGCCGCCGAACCACAGCGCGACACAAACGCAGCCGCTGCCCGCCTTGCCGCCCGCGCCGAGTGCCAGCGGGCCGTAAAATCCTACTGCCAGAAGAACAACGCCGATGAAGCTGACGCGTGGAAACTCATTGCAGAAACCATCGGCAAACCATCTAAGGACTTCACGGCAGAGGACTGGAAGCAGGGCCAGCAGATTGCAGAGGCGTGGAAATGAAGCAACAAATCTCCATCAAGACAGCCGTTGTTATCGGCAACACAATCACGCTGGAATGTTCCCCGGCTGACTGCGATAAAGCCCGCGCCGTTATTGATGAGGGCAAGCCCCTTGCCGCCGTAATCGGCACGGCCTCACAAAAGCGCAGCCTGTCCGCAAATGCCTATGCCTGGGCGCTCATGAACCAGCTTGCCGTTAAAATCAACCGCCCTGTACTGGACATCTACCGGGATTTGATACGCGACATTGGCGGTAGCTCTGCTATTATCACCATCCGCGCCGATGCTGCAAAAGCATTCAAAAACGGCTGGGAGAGCAAGGGCGAGGGCTGGCAGGTTCATGAGCTCGATGAAATGACCACCCCGCAGGGAACTTTCTACAACGTGCAATGCTGGTACGGCTCGTCCCAGTTCGATAGCACCCAGATGCACCGCCTCATCGAACTGATCGTGCAGGAATGCCAGCAGCAGGGCATCCCCACTATGACCCCCGAGGAAATCTCCAAGTTGAAAGTACTTACAGACGATACGCCGACCGACACGCAATGAATACGGCGTCAAGCTGGATTCTAACGGCTATGCCCCCACCATCATGGCGCACAAGCCGCTGCAATGCTTCAAGTGTGAGCAATACCGCGATACCGCCCGCCACGAAATCTTTTGCGGCGCACTGCGCAGCAAATCAAAGCAATACGGCCTGTGGGTCAATGTCTGCCCCGCCTGTCATGCAGAGATTCACGGCAGCGGGCAGCTGCAAGCTGAGTATCATGCACTTGCCCAGCGAATTGCTATGCAGCACTACGGCTGGACAGTGCAGGAGTTCAGAAAACGCTTTTACAAAAACTATCTCGATATTACGGAGGACTAACCTATGTTGAATGTTGTTGCTATCATTGGCCGCATGGTCAAAGACCCGGAACTCAAAACCACAAATAGCGGCAAGTCCGTCTGCTCTTTCCGCATCGCCAACGATTCCGGCTATAAGGATGCCAGCGGCCAGAGCCAGACAAACTGGCTTGATGTCACCGCATGGGGCAAAACCGCAGAGTTTGTCTGCAAATACTTCCCCAAAGGTGCCCTCATTGCCATTGATGGGCGCTTGCAGACCCGGCAGTATCAGGACAAGAACGGCCAGAACCGCACAGCCGTTGAAATCGTGGCCCAGAACGCGAGTTTCTGCGGCAGTAAGGAAAGTACCAGCCCTGCCCCGCAGAACGCCGCACAGCGCCCCGCAGCCCCCTCACAGCGCACGCAGGGCGAACCCGATGCAGACTACGCCCTCATTGAGGATGACGGCGATTTGCCTTTTAATTTTTGAGAGAAAGGAAGGTGATGTAAATGGGCTATGTATTTGGGACGCAGTGGACGGACGATATGGTACAAGCCAAAATACTTGATTGCGTTTCAGCTTTAGGCTTGAAGCGTATGCCGTCTCGAGCAGAATTTCATGATTTTTATGGGAGCGATGCGCTTACAAACCGCATCCGCCGCAGTGGCGGTTATTACGGCTGGGCTGACCGTCTAGGCCTTCCAATGAAGGAAAGCGAAACACAAACCGGAAAAGATGGTGAAGTCATCGCAAAAGAGCTTCTTGAACAGCACGGTTTCACCGTTAAGCGTATGAGTACAAGATACCCCTACGATTTATATGTTAATGGTTGCGTGAAAGTAGATGTGAAGACGGCGCATCAGACGAAAACAGCCAGCATTGCAAAATGTTATTCGTTTGGGCTTTCTAAAAGGTGTCCCACATGCGATGTGTATTTCCTTATTGCGCTTTCAGAAAGCGGGAACAAGGTGTACATCGTCCCATCTTCTATCAATCAAACCCAGATTTGCATGGGCGCATCAAAAACAGCCTACGAAAAATATCGTGACCGCTACGATATTATCCGGCAGCTTTCAAATGCACTCTCTTCATCAATGAATTTCTGAGGTGCTGCCATGAATGACGAGAAAGAACGCATCCCCTCCCAGATAGACCGGATTTTAGCCGTGCTGGAATCCGGCGGCACATTGACCGCCCTGGACGCTCTGGAAGATTTCGGATGCAGTCGCCTTGCCTCCCGCATCACGGATATCAAGCGCCGGGGCTACCCGGTAGCCTCCCGCATGGTACAGCGCCGCAACCGATACGGTCGGCTTTGCCGTGTCGCTGAATATTACATGGAGTGTTGAAAAATGGCAAACGAGGGCTTCATCAAGCTATACAGAAAAATGCTCGAATGGGGCTGGTATGATGATGGCCCCACCAAAGATGTGTTCATTCACCTGCTTCTAATTGCCAGCTACGAGGACAAGTTCTATCGCGGAATCACCCTAGAACGTGGGCAAGTTGTCGCCACAGCGTCAGAAATCAGCAAGCAGACCGGTTTATCACGCCAACAAATCCGCACTGCAATTTCCAAGCTAATTTCAACCAGCGAAGTAACCACGTCAAGAAAAGGAAATTTTACCGTATTTACGATAAATAATTACGCTGATTATCAGGCAACCAACCAGGTTAGCAACCAACCATCAACCAACCATCAACCAACCATCAACCAACCCTCTAATACTAAGAAGGTAAGAAGTAAAGAATATATAGCTGCTACTGCTGCCAGCGACGCCGGGAGTGACCTGTATAACCAGGATTTATCCGACTGCATTCAGTGCTATGAACAGAACTGTGGTTCCATCCCCCGCGCTGTATCCGATGAAATCAAAGCGGCCCTACAAAAATTTCCAGCCGCCATCATCTGTCAGGCAATCGAAGAAGCCGCCGTTCATAACTCCCGGCGTTGGAGTTACATATCCCAAATCCTGGCACGCTGTGAGCAGGAAGGAATCTACACTGTGGAAGCTTTCAAGGCAAAGCGCGACAGTGCTAAAGCGGCCCGCACCGCGCCACGCCAGACCGACGCCGCAGCCGCGATGGAGCGATTAAAGCAGCTTGCGAAAGGAGTGACCGCCGATGACTGAACAGGAAACTGCCCTCTTCCTGCTGTCCTGCACCAACTACTGGGCAAACCTCATGCGCGGCAAAGACCCGGACGAAATGACAAAAGCCTGGGCCACAGCGCTGAAAGATGTTCCCTTGCAGGCGGCCAAGAGCGGCGCGGCAAACCTGGCCGCCACACTGAAATTCCCGCCCACCGTTGCCGAGCTGCGCACGGCGGCCGAAGAATTTCTGCCGCGCAAAATCGAATCCTTTGACGTTCTGTTTGCCCGTACCTGCCATGCGTGCCTGAATTTTGACACACCGCTTTTCCAAAAGATGCAGCGTGGTGACATTGACCCGCAGGAGGCGCTGAACCTGAATGCCAAAGTATGAAATCATAACCTATTCCCGCTCTACCGGCGACATCACCCACTCCAAGCGCCTATATTCCACGCATTGGAACGCCGAAGCCGCCCTGCGCACCGCAGGATACACCCAAAATCCCCGCCTGCCGGACATCTGGTACAGCGAGAAGTATTACGCGAAAGTAAAGGAGGTAACGCTGTGATTCATCTGGGCGATATTACAAAAATAAAAGGGGATAACATTCCCCCAGTTGACGTTATAACTTTTGGAAGCCCGTGTCAAGATTTATCTATTGCCGGTAAACGCGCCGGTCTTTCAGGAGAGCGAAGCGGTCTTTTTATGGAAGCTGTCCGCATTATCAAAGAAATGAGGGAAGCGACAAATGGAGAATATCCCAAATATGCCGTCTGGGAAAATGTTCCCGGAGCATTCAGTTCAAACAAAGGCGAGGACTTCCGAGCCGTCTTGGAGGAACTGGCAAGAATCAAAGAAGCTGGCATTTCAATCCCTGGACCTGACAAAAGCAAATGGGCAAAAGCAGGACTTATCACAGGAGACGATTGGAGCATTGCTTGGCGAATCATGGATGCCCAGTATTGGGGTGTCCCCCAACGTCGATTGCGCATCTCGCTTGTCCTCGATCTTACAGGTGGGCGTGCCGGAGAAATACTATTTGAGCCGGAAAGCCTGCGAGGGCATTTTGCGCCGGGCATCACGCCGGGGCAAGCAACTGCCGGAACTGTTGAAAACGGCGCTGGAACAGCAGATCGAGCGTTCACTCTAAAAATTCGTTCTGGGTGTGAGGGCGGCGGCAAAGGCGCGTTGGTGCAGATTGAAAAAAGCGCCACCCTCTCCACCTTGCAAGATCAGACGCTTTTTGTGGCGGAACCGCCAAAGGTATACAGTTTTGACAGTTTAGCGTCCAATTCCATGAAATCCAGCAACCAGCACAGCGGATGCCGCGAGATTGAAATCGCAAAAACCATCGATACCTCGCCGCCTGACCCCGCAAAGAATCAGGACGGCATCGCTATACTGGATGCTCTGCCGTTCGATACAACGCAGATTACTAGCCCGCAGAACGGCAGCAATCCACGTTTCGGCGACCCCTGCCATCCTCTTGCCGCTACAGCGCATCCTTCCGCTGCTGTGTGTGAAATGGCATTCACTGAATCTATTGTCGAACCGACAGTCTGCTACGCCGCCACTACAGAACCCAATATAGTTATCTGCGATGATTGCTCTCCGGCTATTCGCAGTAGGGATTACAAAGACCCGAACATTGTCTGCTATGATGCACGCGGCAACGGTGATGGTAAGACGTCTCCTACCATAACGGGTGACCACAACAGTAGAATTACAGATTATACTTCTGTCATCATCGAAAAAATCACTCGTTGGATTGTGCGGCGGCTGACCCCTACCGAGTGTGAGCGCCTGCAAGGCTATCCCGATGACTGGACATACCTTGGTGAATGGGTAGACAGCAAGGGCAAGACCCACAAACCCGCTGACACGCCCCGATATAAGGCACTGGGTAACTCCATCGCTCTGCCGCAGTGGTACTACGTTCTTGGTGGTATCGCTGATCGTCTTCCGGACAATGCCACCCTCGGCAGTCTGTTCGATGGTATCGGCGGTTTCCCGTATGTGTGGGCACAGCTACACGCTAGGCGCAAAGAGTTATGCGTTTGGGCCTCGGAGATTGAGGAGTTTCCCATCGCTGTTACAAAGAAATGGTTTGCCGGTGAATGACATGATTCAAAAATACATTATCTGCCTGCCCCCCATCACCAAAAAGAACTCCCAGCAGATACTTACCAACCACCGCACCGGCAAGCCGTTCATCGCCCCCAGCAGGCAGTATAAGCGTTACGAGCAGGCCGCAATGTGGTATCTCACCCCGAAGCCAAAAGCCCCGATGTCGGGCCGCTACCGCGTCGCCACGGTGTTCTATATGCCGACCCGCCGCAAAGTAGACCTAACAAACTTAATGGAGGCTGCCCATGACACCCTTGTAGCCGCCAAAATCCTTGCAGACGACAACAACAACATCATCGCAAGCGTGGACGGCTCCCGCGTGATGTACGACAAAGAAAACCCCCGCACAGAAATTTTTATCGAAGAATTGGAAGTGTAACCCATGAAATGCTATGCCAAACGCCACGCGCTGGCCTCCGACGCCATGAACGCTGCACAGCTCGTCACAAAACAGCTGCTAGAGGATCAGTCAGACCGCATCGCGGCCCGCTGTTATAACGAGGTCTGGTGTGCAATGCTGCAAGCCAACCTGTCCCCTAGAACCATTGCCCGCGTCCAGAACGCCCTTGCCGAAGCTGTACTGCCTAAGCTCGATGGTATCTACACCCCGGAAAATAAAAAGCAGCTTGACAATGTGCAGAACGTCGCAGACGCCGATTTGTGGGTAAAAGCCTATTTGACCGACCACGGCGTGCAAGTCTGGGCGGCAAAGGAGAAAAGCAAATGATTTTTGTAACAAAGCCATGCCAGTGCTGCGGCGACATTATGGTAAACGTAAATCGGCAGACATTATTCTGCGAGGATTGCCGGAGAATCAAGAGCAACGCAGCCGCCCGTGCCGCATATCATAAAAACCGCGAGAAAGTTTTAAAGCGGCGCAGGGAAAGGCGCATTGCTAAAAATGCTGAAAAGCCGAAGAAAATCGTGGTGCCGAAAGAAATCAAGAAAATAAAACCGCTCGAACAATGTACCCGCGAAGCCGCCGCCCTGGGACTGACCTATGGGCAGTATGTAGCCCGCGGACTGGATAAGGAGTAAGACTATGGACGCAATACAATTCTTTAAAACTGTTGGACGGATTTGCAAGACGAATAACGAAAAATGTGATGAGTGTCCATTAGATAAATGCCCTTGCAGTGCATATATAAATTATATGGTAGACACTGAACAAGATAAAGACATTGAAGAAATGGTAAAAATTGCAGATAGGTGGGCGAAAGAGCACCCGGACAAGACCCGCCAGAGCGAGTTCTTGAAGATATTCCCAAGAGCAAAAGTTCGTGATGGCGTGATTTCTTTGTGTCCCCAATTCTACTGTATAACTATTCTAGGAACGGATTTTACAGGGTGCAACCCGAGTGATTGCGCCAAATGCCTCCGTGAATACTGGCTTGCAGAGGTGACGGACAATGACTAACATCACAACCCTGCGCCCCGGCGAACACTTTATGTTCAAGAATTTTGAGTGGGTCTGCCTTGACCCGAACCACTCTGACGGCGGCGTGTTGGCCATTATGGCTAAACCGTGGGCAAAAGATGTGAAGTTTTGCCCAAACAATAAATTTGCCGATGAAAAAGGCAACTGGAATAACTACCGCACCAGTAATGTACGGGGGATTCTATCTGATATGGCAAACTCTGTTTTTGACAGAAAAAGTCTGCTGTCGCATACCGTTGACCTTGTAGCCGACAACGGCGACCGCGCCTATGGAAAAGCGGAAGATCTCGTTTTCATTCTCACTTGTGACGAATACCGCGAGTACCGTGACTACATCCCGCACTACGACCGCTGGATTTGGACTGCAACGCCGTGGTATTGTGGTGACAAGGATTCCTACACTGGCATCGCGGACTACGTTAGACGTGTGAGCCCGAATGGTCGGCTGAGCAGCAACGCTGCGTCCATCGGCCTTGCTGTCGCACCGGCTTGTATTCTCAATCCGAAATCCCTCAATCTGCGCCAGAGTATGGCGTGTGTAGAAGAAAGAGAGGAGAAAGAAAATGCGACTGATTGATGCAGATGAATTAAGGGAGTATTGGCTTTATAACGGTCTGAACGAGAGGATATACGATACAAACGATGTGCTTGAAAGTATTGATGAGCAGCCAGACGTTGACCCCGAATCTCTGCGACCTACGGCGCATTGGATAAAACGAGTATATGTTTGCGGAGAAAACCAATACGAGTGTTCTGCTTGTCACGAGACAGAGTGGAGAACTAGCGCAAGCCGTATGAAGTATTGCATGTTCTGCGGCGCACGGATGGAGGGACGCCGGGATGAATGACACCGAATTTGAAAATGCGCTAAAAAATGTCGTGCGAGTCTGCTACGGCGACGACAACGATTTGATTCGGCGTGGTGATGCTTTGAACGCGATTCGGGAAGTGTGCCGCATCGGATGCTTGCCTTCTTCGGCACTTACACGGAAAGAACAAAGGGAAGTTGTTCTGCTTGACGCGTTGCAAGCTGTGCGCACGGTCAAAAAGGCAGCCGTTCCAACTGTTGACCCGGAATCCCTGCGGCCTACGGCGCATTGGAAAAGAATACAAGATGTGGCTTATATGTGCACTTACTGCAAGTCATGTTTTGCGTTTATACCGTATAATTACCAATATTGCCCGGAATGTGGTGCAAAGATATTGAACGCTTATGCGTTCGCTCGTGAACGATAGTTGCCGGAGGTGACCCCATGACCATTATCCTTGTTATCGCCGCCGTCTGTGTTTACGACCTGTGCGGCCTGCTCGCCGTCCTGTACATCAACCACACAGACCGAATGGACACCGTAGACGGCGCAGACAACGTTATTGCCCTTGTTTTCTGGCCGTTGCTCGTGTTTGGCCGCGTACAAGGCAAGATGCTTTGAAAAGGTATTTTTCAGATGCACCAATGAAAAACGGCATTATAAATATATGCCCTAAAAAGATTGATAAATCATATAAAACCAAATGCGTAAGGGATGGTAAACCCTGTGAACAGTGCAAAAAAGATTACTGGTTGGAGGGAATCCGCAATGGAAAATAATGTACCCTGCGGCAACACCCAGCGTCAAAAATGGATGAAAAAATACGCCGCCTATCAGAAAGCCTTCATCGAGGCCCGCGATAAATTCTATGAATCCAACGCCGCCATGTCGGCTCACCCTGCCGATGGTATGCCCAAAGGCAACACCCGCTCTGATCCGGTAGCCCGCCTGGCAGAGCGGAACGATAAAGCCTATGTCCGGTACTGCCGCGCCCGCGCCGAGATGAACACAGCCTATTTCAAGCGGCACGAAGCTATGAAACCCCTCAACTCCGACCAGCAATCTGTCCTGACCGCCATTTACTTTGAGGGCAAATCCCGCCGCGATACAGCAAAAGAACTGAACCGCTCTGATTTCTGGGTACGTGCGCAGGAACGCACCGGCCTGTTTCTCTTAGAGCTCCCCTCCGGCTGGGAGCTTGATATTCTCCCCTGACACAGCAAAGCCCGCAACTGTCGAGAAACCCTCGTCAGCTGCGGGCTGATTTTTTATTCCTGCACTGCCGCAATATTGTGGTAATACCGCCCGGCCTTGTTCTCCGGCGCGTCCTTGTCCTCCAAAAACGCCGCCGCAAGGTCTGCGTAAAACTCCGGCCTGTCCACGCTGTTCTTGCGTGCGACCTTGCAGTAGTCGCTGTACATCATGTTCATCACAGCGGCCCACTCCCACGCATCGCAGGTAATGCCGCGCGTGGCCATATAGGGCCGTGTCTGCTCCACATCCCAGTGCGCACCCATGCTGCCGTCCTCGTTGTGCATATTGTACATCCACGCCATTGCCTCGTCCTTCGTCAGTTCGCCGTCGCAGCCGCACTCGGCGCACGCCTTCACGTGCTCCCAGCATTCCAGCATGGCGGTCAGCGTGGCAACTGTGCGCTCGTTCACCGGGTAGTGCTCGGCAAACTCGTCAATCTCGTGTTCCAGCTTCTCCTTGTATGCCTTGATATTCTCCATCACTGCCACCTCATGCCAGCTTTACAACGCTGGCGCACACATGGTTCACCGTACCCGCAACGCCGCTCATAACCGCGCTGATGGTCGGCATATTGCCGCAGCATACCGGGATGTACACGGTCGTTTCCGCGTGCAGCGTCACACTGCCGTCAGCCGCTACAGTGGCCTGTGCCGTCATGCAGGGCAGCGCCGAAGCATCCTTCATGCCCTGCAGCACTTCCGTTCCGGCGGCCCCCGCCGTGAAAACCACATCATAGCTGATTCTGTACAGGCCGCTGCACTGAATCAGGAACCCGCCCGCGTTTGTGTTGATCGCGCACCCGGTATCGGTGTTCAGCACGCCAAGCACATTCACAGGCGTGGCAGTGGCAGCCATTGTCTGCGCGGTGTTGTTGTAGGCGTTCTGTGCGCTCTTGTAGTGGCTGTTTTTAAGCCTTTGATTGCAAGCCATAAAACTATACTCCTTTCCTCAAAAAAGCCCGCACAGCGCTTGCCGTGCGGGCTGGCGCTGTTATAGCGGATTAGTTGCAGCCACACCCGCCGCAAAATGGGCTGTTGCCTGCGCTGTAGGCGTAATTCATCGGGTAGCGTACCACACCGGTAAACTGCTGCGCCATGTACAGCTGATTGTTGGCCTGCTCCAACTGCGCAATGCGCTGCTCAAGCTGGCTCTTTTCCAGCGCTGCAAACTTCTGGTCGATGTTTGCGTTCACGCCGTCAATAGCCCGCTGTGTAGTGCAGCAGCAAGTGGCAAGCTGCTGGCTCAGGTTGGCCGCGTTGTTGCTTGCCTGCAGCTGCAAGTTGGCCTGGCCCAGCGCCACTTCCTTGCCAAGCTGGCCGATGCCGCCCTGCATCTCGAAGCCGAGATTGCAGACGCCGTTGCCCAGATTGGTCAAACGGTCGTTCAGCTGCCCAAAGTGCTGGCCAAACAAGATTTCCTGCTGGCTGGCAGCGGTGGCATACTGGCCGAACTCGCCCTGCCGGTTGCCCCAGAAGCCGCCGCCCATGAAGCAGAACAGGAACAAAATCACGATCCACCATGCGCCGTTTCCGCCGAAGCCGTTGCCGTCACCGGTCGCCGCGCGCAGGTCACTCAAAGAGTACCCATTGTCCATAGTATCCAATCCTTTCGTAAGATTTGTATTTATAAACCGTGTCGACCCGGCTTATATCAGTAAAATATGCCCTTGAACTGTTCCGCCTGTTGTTTCAGCTGCTCAAACTGCTGCTGGCTCATTCTGCCATCTGAAAGCATCTGCTCCACGATTTTCTGCGGGTCTTTCCCCTGCATCTGCTGTTTGAACTGCATAAACTGCTGCACAACGTTCATCGGGCTATTTGGCATTGCGCTTTTCCCCATTGCCTGTAGAATCGGATTTGTCATTGAGCATCTCCTCCAATCGTTTCACACGGTTTTCCAGGCTGTTCACGTCCACCGGCGGCGCAGCCTGGTATGGGGTAATGGTGTAGGGTGTCAAAGTGGGATACCCTGCCCCATCTGTTGTTTTCAGCCACACTAGCGGCGCGGTCTCGTCCAGCAGCAGTGCGCTAGAATTCGGTGCCATTCCAAACGCCTTTGCGCCGTTCTCACCGCTCACCTTCGTGATGCTGCACGGCTGTAACGCCTGCTGCATCGTTTGCCCATAGGGGTTGCTGTAGGGGGTCTGCATGCCGTAGTTATTCCAGTACATCACGCTCACCTCATCTTTCTGATTTTATTGTACCGCAATCCATCCCGCGCCGTAGGCCATTCCCGCGCCAGTATCACGTCACTTTTACGCCAAAACAAAAAAGCGGGCAGCCACCCCTAAAGATAGCTGCCCGCTTATCACCGCAGTTTATTTTTGATGTTGCGCACCCTGCGATTCACCGTGCGTTCGCTGCAATACAGCTCGGCTGCAATCTCGGCATTGCGCCGTCCATGCCGCCGCATATCCAGCACTTCCCGCTCATCGTCCGTCAGGCTGAATACAAGCTCGTCATACTCCGCCCGGTTCATGCAAAAATCAAACTTCATACAGCACCTCAATAGGGATTCTTCCACTGCTTGTTTGTCTTTGTCAAATAGGCTCGGCGCAACTCGTTCGTCAAGTCCATCTCGTTCAAACGTGCCACAGCCTCGTCTTTATCGGCTTTGCCGTTGCCGTTCGTGTCGGGGATGGTAGCGCGGTAGTTTACCCAGCCTTGCAACGCATCTGCGCCGTAGCTCTGGTAAATCTCCGCACCCGCCTTGTCGGCATACGTGCCGCCCTTTTCCGGGTACTTGCCGTTCTTGTCCTTCTTGTAGTACGCTGCCAGATACGCCCTCGCAAAGTCGTCTCCGCTCAGGCCGTATCTCTGCATACCGTAACCGACTGTAAACTTGTCCGGTGTCTGGTCATCGTCCAGCGTCTTTGCCACAGCACTGTAAGCCTGCATATAGGCGGTCACGGCCTCGTCTCCGGCAAGGTCGCTGATGCTGCGTACCGTACTGCCCTCTTTGGTGCTGTTCACAAAGTTTTCCACAGCGTCATCACCAAACTGCGAGTACAGTGTATTCCATGTCTCCACCGTGTCCAGGTCGGCATTGTCATTGCCGCTTGTCTCCCGCTTTTCGTCCCGCACAAGGTCGGTGGCGTTCTTCATCAGCACATACTGGCTGAATCCTTCCGCGCCGCCGTCCCGGTATGCCTCGTACTCCTTCTCGTTCACACCGCTCACGCCGTCACCCACAGCGGCCACGCCGCCAGCGGTCTTGGCTACCGTGTAGGCATCCTGCACAAGCGCACTCTGCTGGTCTTCCGGCAGCTGCAAAAACATACTGTTCTGCCGCAGCTCGTCAATCAGGTCATAGGCTGTCTGACCGCTTGTCTTGGCATACTCGGTCTTTTCCTCCGGGGTCATGTAATACCCCTCGCCGTCCACCTTGATTTGGCTGCTTGCCTTCTCCGGCAAGACATGGCTGTCGTTCGTGCTGCTGTACAGTTCTTGCAGATACTCATCCACAGGGGTGATGTTCTCGGCGCTCACATAACCGGGGCTAAGCATGTTGTACGCACCGCGCAGGAACATCCCTCCCGCTGAATCATCCGTGCCGTCAAGGCTTGCCTCTTCGCGCCCCCACTGGTCAATGTACGGCTCACTTTCTTTGCTCAGCCCGGGAATTTTGTTCTCTATCTTGCGGATATTGTACCCAATATCCCGTTCGGTCTTTGTGTCGCCGCCGCCATAGCTGCTGCGCCGGGTATCGTCCACCGTCCGCGCCACTTGCCCTAAGGCCGTAGGCACAAACTGGTTGGCAAAACTGCCCAGTGCGCTTGTTGCAAGCGTTGCCAACTTGTCATTGGAATCTGCATAGCTTACACTGTCCAGCGTGTCATTCAAGCCTTGCAGCATCGTTGTTTCCAGTACGGGCTGCGTAATCTGGCGCATCCTGTCCAGCGTCTGCGTCAAATTAAACTCTCCGCCGTCTTCCTGATCTTTAGCGATCTGCGCACCAATCAGCAGCGGTACGCTCGACGGACTCGCCCAGTCCAGCGTGTAAGTCCCTTTCCCGGGTATTTTTACGGCATAATTCTGGTCGCCCAGCATTTCATTGTAGTTGTCAGCGCGGTCATCTCCGCTCGCACCGCCGGTCAGCATACCATTCTTGGCAAGCAAATAACCTGCACCCAAAACTGCTGTGCCTGTTACGCCCTTTGCTGCAGCGTCCATCACCCGTGTTGCACCCTGCCCGGTTGCTCCACGGTAGATCGCTTCTACTGCTCCGCCGACGGGGTTGTACTCCAATGCATTCTTTGCAATGTTGATGGGCGTTTTCTTGAACGGCAAAATGCCTTCTGTCACCGCATAGGCAATCTGCCCGGCCGGTCCGTGCCGCCGCGTATCGTTTGAAAAATTGCGGAACGCTGTGCTCAAAAAGTTGTCTTCATGGAACGTAGCTTCCCGCGCATCTTCAAGCGCTTGCGCCGCAGCCTGCCGCAGTACAGACCGGCTGTGTTCATCCGTAGCGTCAAAAATGCTGCTGTCATACCCGCGTGCTTTTAAAAAGCTTGCCATGCTGTTGCCGAACGCACTGCGCAAAAAGAAATTATCCTCTGCTTCCAGCGCACCGCCGTTGATGTCGCTTAAACGCCCGATCGCTCGCCCAACAGGCGTGGTGTAGGTGTTTCGTGCGGCCTGCAGCCCGGTATCCATGTTCCAGCGGCCATCCTGATACAGTATGCTGTACATCTGGTTGTCTGCGTAGTCTCTGGCGCGGTTTACCATTCGCCGTCCATCCGCAGTCAACATTGTGCCAACAGCTTTCGTGCGCTCATTCTGCGGCAAGGCAAGCTGCATCACGCCCGCAACATTGTCCTTTGCGCGCGTTACCGTGCCCATCATGACATTGCCCATCATGTTACGGATATGCGTGCGGCTGTTGCCAAGCATGCACAGGTAACGGATGTTATTCAGCCTGTCCGCAAACCCGCGTGCAGGCATATAGTTTGCCATGCGGCCGTAAACACTCATTTCAAGGTCGTAGCGTTCCCGGCTATCCGGCATATCCGAAATCCGGCGGAAAGTGTCAACGGCATAGTCTAAATCTTCCTGACTTAAATCGCCGATGCCAAGGGCCTGCCGTGCAAACGCACCGTAAATGTCTTCGACAGTGCCGCCTGCCTGCAATCTGGCTGCGGCAACTCTGGCCTGTTCCTCGTTGATGTTTACGTTGCGTGCGCGGCCCATGCGTTGAATTTGTTCGGCCATATACTCAAGCTGGTCACGCACATCATCACCGGTGTCCACGCCTTGACTATGCACAAAGGCCGTGAACTCATCATCCATCGGCCCATTCATCGTGTCGGCAACTTCCTGCGCTACATCGTGTAGCTGTTGACCCTGCCGCGTATTGGCAAAGCGGTCAACACTGTTCTGTGTGTACTGTTCAAACCGCCGGATTCCGCTGTATTCGTCAGGCTGCGCATATCGTCCAGAAACAAGCGCCTGTCCGGCCTTGCTCTGCCCGGCGCTTACGGCGCGGTTGATATTCGCAATTTGGGCTTTCACTACATCGGCTTCCGCGCTGCCTTCCGGGAGTTCTGCCAAACGCTGGCGCAGCTGTTCCGCCGCATGGCTACCAGCGTACACATCGGAAGCATCCCATTGCCCATTCTGGATTTTCCTGTTTAGCTCATCTGTCACTGTGCGCCCGGCTCCGGTCACACTGCCTGTCTGCTGCACAAGTACATCAAAGTCCTGTGCCGCTGTGTCCTTGCCTTCCGCACGGCTGTAAGCCGTGTGGGTTTGCTCACCAATGCCAAGCTCTGCGGCGGTCTGGTCGTCCATATCTCCGCGCATAACACGCTGGTTCGCATAGTCCTGGTTCAGCACCTCGCGGCGGTCATACTGTGTACTTTCCGCACCAACCGCATTCTCCGGCACGCTCTCGCTGCCATTCAACGGCCGCGCTGCATTCTGCCCGATGGTGCCTCCTGTCGTCTGGCGGGCATTCTCCACAACGTTCAAACCCGGCACAGTCTCACTCGCGGCCTCAGTCGGCTGCAAAAATGCAGCGCCCCCGGCATCAGCCGAAGGCGCTTTCAGTAAGCTGTCGCGGTAAGCAAGCATTTCATCGTAGTCATCGTATACCGGCAAAGCATCCAATTCGGCTTGTGTGTATCTATGCGCTGTGTTAAATTCAGCAGCAGCCTTTTCAAAGTCGTATCCATCGCGCAACTTTAGCGCGTATACATCAGGTTCCTTGCTGATAATCCCATCGGCAATCTGCTTGCGCACTTGGGCGTCCATAGCGTCATTATAGCCATAAGCATAAGGTATCCGAGCAACAGGCTCAAGCCCCGCCTTGCTGTACATGTTGACTAGTGCCCGCCCATAACAGTCGCCTTTTGTGGCGCCGTTATTTACGGCGGCAAGCGCAATGGAGCTGCCTGCACCTGGTGTGCTGTTATTGGCCGCATCTTTAAAAACGCAAGTAAGATTACCATTCGCTTCTACTGCGCCCCCGGCGGTGCCATCAGGTGCCAAAAATGTTTTGCCGCCATTGTTTACAATGTTGGCAATTTCCTCTGCGGTGTGCCCATCAACCGCAGCCCCATTTACATTGTTGGCTTTTGCAGTTGCAAGGGCTTGTGCAAAGGTTTCCGGCGCGTCATCCGAATTGCGGAAATCAAAAGCACCCGCGCCTGCCTGCTCGGCAATAGCGCGGGTGCTGTCATTATATACACTGGGGCGCTGGTTTAGGCGTTCTGCCACCAATACGCGATTTGCCGGTAGGTACTCCCCTGATTCAGCTCCCACTGCAAGTCGTTGGCCAGATTGGGGTGTTCCATCACTGCTTCCTTGCAGTATTCCTTCGCTTCTTGTTCCGTCATATTGGTTGCGTCCTTGTACTGCTTCATTTGTCACACCTCCAATGTTATTTATATTATTATATCCTGTATCAGTCGCGGTGTCAATCGGCAAACTGTCCGTATTTTGCAGCGCAAGTTTGGCTTCATCTCCGATTTCCTGCTGGCGTTGCAACACGGCGCGGCGCAGCTGTTCAGCTTCTTTTTCCTGCGCACCGTTCAAATTGACCTGTCCGCGCAGTTCATCCAGCGTATTCAATGCACTGCGGTTGGTCGCGTCTGGCGTGTTCATCTGCTGTATCTGCGCGGCAAGCCCGGTTGTGCCGTTGGCTTCCGGCTGCACAATGTTTCTTGCCGGTGCGACACTCTGCACATCCTGCACGGCATTGTCAGCTTGTTTCAATGCGTCCTGCGCAGCGTCACCCGCTGTGCCTTTCAGCCTGTTGAACAACGCCCCGCCAATTTCCGGCAGTGCATTCATGGCAACGTTCCCGGCAATGTTTTTAGCTGTGTTCCCAGCAATTTTACCGGGGGTCAGGGCGTCGTCTACCGTCTGCCCATTGGCGATTGCCTCCTGCTGGGCAGAATAGGCGCTCAAATCATCCGCCAGCGTGGGTAAGGTGTCCAGCGCAAGGTCTGCGGTCGTGTCGGTCAAAATGCGTCCCAGCGCATTCCCTGCCCCCGCGCCAAAAATATCCCCCAACACAGGGATTTTCTGTGCCTGCCTTACAACGGCATTGCCAGCCTTGCCCATAGTCTGCGCAAGCGGCGTGCCCGCCATAGCGGTATTGAACAGGTTGTACTGCATTCCCTTTCCAACCAGCGTTCCTGCTGTCGCCGCCAGCGGGTCATAGCTCTTTGCACTCTCAATCGCATTGCTAAGCTGCGGCAGTTCTGCGCCGGTAGCATTCGCAATGTCCGTCAGCTTGTCCACGCTCTTTGTCAAAAACGGTATACTGTCATACATCCCGGCTGTAAAAGCCTGCGCAGTCTGCCCGGCTCCGTTCATCTGCGCTTTTCCTCGCAAGGCGCTGTTTTGGTTCAGCTCTGCATTCATGGCAGCCGTCTTTTTCGCGTAGTCCTCTTGGTTTAGGCCCTCTTTGTTTGCGGCAGTCTCAAACACCCGCTTCAAGCCGCTAAAGCCGGTGTTCTTCGCGCTCTTTTCGTACTGGTTCACCGCCGCCACTTCGGCGCTCGTCAGCTTGCGCCCCGGTGCGGCAAGCTCGGCGCGGTAGTCAGCATCGCTCTGCAATTTTTTCAGCGCAACGGCAATGTCCTCCTGTTGGCTCTTGTAGTCGTTGCGCTTGTCCTTTGCAGCCTTTGTCTCTGCCGCGCTGGGGGCACTCCCTGCGGCGGCGTAACTGCTGCCGATAACTTTCCCGCCCCGCGTTACAGCACGGCTCTGGGCGGGCTGCGCGGCGCTCCCATGGCCTGTTCCGTTCTGCTCGGCGTAGCTCTTTGCGGCGGTAGTGCGGGTACCGGCTTTTTTTGCTTCCAGATACTTTTCCTGCTCGCTCTTTCCCTTTGGCTTTTCGTTCTTTGTATCGTCTTTTTTTGTGTCCTCTGCCTTGGGCTTGCTGCCCGCCGTGCTGCCGCCTGTACTTGCAGTACTGCCAAACAGCGCATCCATCGCTGCCCCTGCATCCTCACCGCTGGCGCTGCCGGTGCTGCTGCCGGATTTCCCGCTGCCCTTCCCGCTTCTGCGCCCGCTCCGGGCCGCTTTGGCCGCTGCCGCCGCTTCTTTCGCTGCTTGCTTTTCGGCATACTGCTGTGCCTTTTTTTGCTGCTCGTACAGGTCGTTTGCCTGTTCAAACTTGGCTTGTGCAAGCTTCATCTGGCGGTTCAGCACATCATTGTTCAAGCTGTTTTCCAGGCTGGCCCCCTGCACAATGTTTTGCAGGGTGTCGCTGTACGTG